TTGAATCTTACTAAGTTCCTCATCTTCGCCAATAAGCGTAATGCCCAACATTGACATATTAGAAATACAATATTGAATCCTGGTTAGAATCGCCTCCTGATCATCATTAGCCAATAAGTCAACTAAATCGGGCAATTTTAATACTTTAGTTACAAAATCCTGTATTAGTACCGCCCCTGCCTGAATGGATGTACCGTGCCTCTTTAACTCTTCATTTATCGATGTTAAGATAGAATCATACCATCCGGAATTCATAACCTTTAATATCTCTGGGATATAATCACCGTCAAAACGCAGAACCCTAGATTCGTGTATTTTTTGATTTGGGTTGGATGATCCTAATGTAATGGCCTGCAGTCGATATAATTCAGGTTCACCGAAATTGGTTTGCAGTGGGTCGGTATACGTTTTATCAATCTGTAATTGCCATCTATCCAAGACATTAAGAAAATTAATACTTTTGATTTTATCCTCATTTAACGGCTTCTCTGGCGATCCCCCATCTATAGCCCCGATAATAATTACAGCGCCACCATACATCCTGGCATTAATCAGGGCCTCTTTGATTTTACCCTGGACCTTCAACGTTTCCATCCGACCGTTTAGATTTGTAACCAAATCCTTGTCGTCGGTAGTTATTTCAATCCATTCTCTAACCGCGTCCTCCGGGATTGCTTCGATTATTCGCCGGGCCACCCAGTTAAATCGGTATAATGCTTCTAGTTCAGATCGAGTCAATACAGTACCGGCACTATAAGCGATTCTTGTCATAGGATCTTTAGTACCGCCAAAACCTGAATAGGCATTAACAAACATATCCCGCCTTTTGCTGTCTCTTTTTTGTGCTATATTCTTTGCTTGTTTTATTTGATCTGTAGACATTTTTATTATCCTCTGCCTCGCAAGGCTTCAGTTACCGACATTTTATTTTCCATGTGCTGGGCCATGGCAGTGCAATCAATATCCTCATCGTTGGCAACATTAGGAAATTTCGCCAATATTCCTTCATATATCGCTAACCACGGCGCATTTCTGGGGAAAAACACCCTTTCATTTTGAGTATATGTTGCCATTGGTACAGCCCTTGCATATTTATCAAGCCCCTTTGTGGGAATTTCTTTGAATGGAATTTTAACGCCGCCAATTTGATCATTCCCTGCCGATTGTTTAACTAAAACTTTCCCTAATTTTTCATTTTCAATCCCGGCCAGAATACATGAATTTTTAAGAGCAAAATTCTTAATCGTTGATAATACTTGGGTATGTTCTATCCTATCATTAAGCCGGTCAAGTAACAACCAAACACGATGTTTTTTAGAATATCCCCAGGCAAGCATCCCCGTGGGGTCATTTTTCTTCTTTATTTCTATAGCTGGATCAACGTATACGTGACGGATAAGTTCAGTTTTTCCAATTCTTAAGGGCTCTGTTTCATTTTGCCGGTAGCATAAATAATCTCCGGTACGAGTATCAATTGCCCAATACCGGAAATGCTGGGATTTGAAAAGATTCCCCCCCCGAGATACAGGTGATCCTTGAAAAAGAGAAGCCCAGCAATAAGGGCCAACTGATTTTTGAATATTTAATAAAATAGCTTGATTCCATTTTTCCCAAAGAGCATCCCCTTGGATTCTATTAAGCAAATCATTTTCCTCTGCTAATGCCGGCAAATTTATAACTTTTGTATCAAAAGGAAACTCTTCTTTTTCTTCTTCTTTCTGCTGTAAAATACGGCCTATTAAATCATCGTCATGCCATCTCGTCGCAAATATGATCATTACAGCCCCAGGATGTAGCCTTGTTATAGCTACAGATTGCCACCAATGCCATAACTTTTTCCTTAACACTTCGGATTCAGCTTCTTCTTGATTCTGAACATAATCATCGAGTATAAAAATATCTGCTCCAAATCCAACAATTGCTCCTCCTACTCCAGCAGCTATAACCCCGCCACCTAAACTTGTATTCCATGCGGATCGTTTAAAAATTTTCCCCGGGTAAACATTCCATAGTACCGGAGCCCATTGTTGAAATATTGCTTTTGCTGCGTCTGAATTAGTTTCAGCAAGTTCAGCCCCATATGATGCCAATATAATTCTTTTTCTCGGCCAATGGCCTAAAATCCATGACGGCAAATGTACTGATATCAATTGAGTTTTACCATGACGGGGGGGGATTGAAATTAATAATAGCTTATGTTTATCTGTCGCTGGAGACTGAATTGCTTTTTGAATTTCTGTCGCAATATAATGTAAATGAGGAGGATTTTTATTACCTGATACTAATTGAGGGAAAAAGGAAAAATCAGATCTTGCTAATTCTGCGAAAAGGTCAAGATCATCATTTTTAAATTTGATTGCTTCTTTGGTTTCTTCAGCCACCAATGGCATCTTTGAGCCTTTTTGCTAAATCCGGATCATTTTTTAATCGCTCTTCTACTGCTGCTCTTTGCTCTTCTATTTGGATAGGGCCACCGCCTTTTCCTGTGAGTTCATGCTTGTCCGGAGCATCCAGGCCTATCAATTTACACCGGCGCTCTATGCACTTCATTACAACATCAAGGAACCTGGGGTCTCCATTTCGCTCTTCAGTCTTAACCGTCTGCTCTTTGTCTTTGGCAATAATCTTGCCCTTATCATCCTTGCCGAATTTTTTCCCTTTGGTGATTACTGACTTAAACTCCTGCTTGCTCCTTGCATAATCAGCCCAGGCTACCCGCTCAACATGATCAATCTTGGCAATCTCTTTGCCTTTGAAATGATCGAGGTCAAGGGTTGTATTCTCTACCCATTGCTTTTGGATTGCTTTCAGGTCACGGCTTATCTGGGATTGGTCAAGCCCCAACTCGGCAGCAATAACGGATTGATAGACACCTTTAATATAAAGCTCTGCTATTCTTACCCGATCATTTTTTAGCTGTATTGGTGTTCTTTTATTCGCTGCCATAATATGAACCTATTAGATATGAGCCCAAAACTTACTTATAAATAACGCTTATTCCGTGTCCTATAGATTAACTACCTTTTTATACTTCTCTTGAATAATAACTGGGACAGCATTTTTCCAAGTTATTTGATGATGTAATCTTGGATGATTACTCCTCATCATTCTTACCTTAGTACATGATGGACTATATATTATAGTCATAAAACTTTTAACATATGTCCCAAATTTCTTATATAATTCAGTAATTCCTCCACTATTTGATTGACTTGCAGCTTGATTTAAAGCTATTAATGGAATCGTTAAAAATAAAGCTCCACGTTTACCCTCTTCGGTATATGTATTAACATCTTCATTAAATCTACCCTTAAATTTAAAAGAACGATTAACACTACAAATAAAAGAATTCATACATTTTCTACGCCTTCCCAAAGACATTTCTATACCATTTTCCGCTCCACCCAAAAAATCGCCTTTTTGTGCCATCGCAATACTTAAAGCAGGAATATTTTTATAAAATTCTAAAAATGAAAAAAATATTCTATCTAAACCATGAATTTTCTTATCAATAAATTTATAGTTATGATCAAACTTATAACTAAAAATATTATAATCGTCATCAAGCTGCATAAAATAGTGTATTTTTAGCTGTTTAGCTATATCAAAGCAAGCATTACGGGCATAAGTGATTGTTCGCCTATCATCAAAATTATCGCCCTCATCAAAAGTCTTTGCAATTTCTCCTTTATCAAACATAATGACTTGATCACCAAAATTTTCATAATACTTTTTTGATGTTTTATCCTCATTATCAATAATTATATATATCTTCCCTGTATATCCTTGCTTTCTAAGCGTATTATATGTAATAACATTATCTGGCCTACCATGAGTAAGGATAAACACGCAAAAATCATTTATCGGCATCGGGATAATCCTTTAAAAATTGAACAGCTATTTCTTCGGATAATTTAACATAGCCATTTTCTATAGCTTGCTTAAAATCAATAATTATGAGAGCTGATTTTTCCATTAGTTCTTGTATATTTTTCGGTGAATGTGCGTAATAATCAGCAATATTTTGATAATTAAAAATAGTATGCCTTTGTGCTGCTAAAATAAGGAATTCTTTCTCTACTCCATAAATATTAGATTCTTCTATTTCTTTAATCAGATCAGCTGTTTTGTTTTTATCGAATAACTCATCAACAGGTGGCTTTTCATTTTTAGGCTCATAAATAGGAGCCTCAATTTTTTTTGAATATGAATCGTCACCTTCTCCCCCGACTGGATCATCCTTCAGCCACCCTTTTTCAAACTCACCCAAATCAAAATCCGGGATCTCTAATCCACCCTTAAGCTCTGCGAAATCAGCCACAAGATCATATTCGTGGATGAAACCATATAAACCTTCTTCGGTGAATTTACCATAGCTACTGGATTGAGTAAGAATAGCCTCGGCGGCCTCCTTTTTATCCTTAGCGAAGATCTCAACACAAGGGAATTTATCCGGCATTTTATATTGACCGGATTCAGCCATTTTATTTAAAACTTTATGGCGCTGCGTCCCGTCCGTGTAATACCATTTATCCTCTTCCTCACAGTGCCATACAAAAAAAGGAAACCAAAAGCCTTTTTTAATTATCCCGTTTTTCAGCTTTTCAAAGTTATTCTTATTCAATTCCTTTAGCTGAAAATCTTTCGTGTCCTG